CCATTTAGATGATTAAAGATGGTTTTTTTCCAACTATTATATACGCTGAAGATTTTAAATTAGACACAAATCAAATGGCACAGAATATTATACAGTGGTCTAAGGAAGATCCCGGTGTTAAAAAAACGAATGTAAATGGGTGGCATAGTGAAACGGATATGCATAAAAAACCTGAGTACAAACCTTTAGTTGATGAATTATTTAAAATGGTCCATCAAGTATTTGAGGAAGAATTTTTAGATAAACAACCTGTACTCGGGAATATGTGGGCAAACATTAATGGTCACGGAGGATATAATATGCCACATGTACATCCCAATAGTTTATTTAGTGGTGTGTATTATGTAAAGACTCCACCTAATTCTGGCCAATTAGTTTGTAATGATCCTAGACCAGGTATTCAAACTTGCATGCCTACTAGAAAAAAAGGACAGCCCCCTAAACATTTATGGAGAGAGGTACATTTACAGCCCCAAGAGAATAGAGCTATAATGTTTCACTCTTGGTTATGGCACACTGTTAAACCTAACCAATCTAATGAACCAAGAATATCAGTAAGTTTTAATTTTATACAAGATGGATTTCAATGACAGGTTTAGTTTATAAAGAATTACCTATAGAAGATATTACTCATCTTACAAGACCAGAGTTTGTGAATGGTACTGAACAAAAATTTTATGACACTTTATTAAATTCTATGACTGAACATGGAATGAGAGATCCTGTTTTTATATCTCAACGTAAGAATAAAGAAGATAAAGTTATTTTAAAAGTATTAGTAGGCAACAATAGAATGGTTATTGCAAAACAACTAGGGCTTAAATTAATACGTTCAATTGTAAAATTATTGGACCCTAACAATAATAATATAGAAGGAAGACCTCTTAATAATGAACAAGAAATAATTGACTTGTTTTTTAGTAAAGAAGGTTTACAAATAAAAAAGGAACCCGATGGTGTTATATGTGAAGTAATGCCAAAGAACCCACAGAAATATGGAAAAATTTAATAAGTATCAAGTAATCAAAGGCGCACTTAGCTACGAGTTAGCTAATTTTATATTTAACTATTTCTTACTTAAAAGAGATGCAGTGGCTTGGATGTATCAAAATAATATAACCTATGATACAGGTCTACACGGAACTTGGACAGACAAACAAGTGCCTAATACCTACTCTCATTATGCTGATAATGTTATGGAAACCTTATTAGTTAAAATGTTACCCGTTATGGCTAAAGAAACAGGGCTACAATTAGTGCCAACTTACTCTTATGCTAGATTATATAAAAAAGGAGATATATTAAAGCGTCATAAAGATAGACCTAGTTGTGAAATATCCACTACATTAAACCTTGGTGGAGATCCATGGCCTATATTTATCGATGGTACGGGGGCTGACACCGTCATAGATGAGTATAAGAACATACATAAGCCCAATGCACCTAAAGGCACGAAAGTTCTACTTGAAGTCGGGGATATGTTAGTATATAGTGGATGTGAATTAGAGCATTGGAGAGAACCTTTTGAGGGTAATACTTGCGGACAAGTATTTCTTCATTATAACCATGTAAATGGTCCTTTTGCTGAAAAAAACAGGTTCGACAAAAGGCCAATGTTAGGTGTTCCACCAATAAGGAGCACATAATATAATGGAGTTATATGTTACAAAAGATAGATATCTTACCTGGGTTCAACAAACAAGTCACCCCTACAGGAGCAGAAGGACAATGGACAGGTGGAGATTATGTACGATTTAGATATGGCACACCTGAAAAAATAGGTGGTTGGAATCAATTAGGTGAAAATTATTTAACAGGAGCTGCTCGAGCTCAACATCAATTTGTCAATAGTTCTGGTTTTAAATACTCAGCTATAGGAACAAACAGAATTTTGTATGTGTATTCTGGAGGTGTCTTTTATGACATTCACCCTATTAAATCTACTAATACATTAAGTAATGCTTTTAGCACAACTAACGGTTCTACTGAAGTAACCATTACTTTTTCTTCTCCTCATAATATAAATGCTGGAGATATTGTTTATTTAGATAATTTTACAGCTATTACAAATTCTAATTATAGTGCTTCTGATTTTGACGATAAAAAATTTATGGTAACAACAGTGCCTACAACAACTACAATTACCATAACAATGTCTAGTGCTGAAACAGGAAGTGGGGCAACTACTTCAGGAGGTATTAGAGTTCAACATTATTATCCCGTAGGACCAGCAACTCAGCTTCCTGGTTATGGTTGGAGTTTAGGACAATGGGGTGGTACTGTTTCCGGAGAAGCAACTACAACTTTAAGTGCTGGTATTAATGCGGTAACTACAACTATAGCTTTAACAGATGCATCTCAATTTCCTTCATCAGGAACTAACTATGTTCAAATAGGAACGGAAGAAATTTCTTACACAGGTATATCTACCAATACTTTAACTGGTGTTACTAGAGGAGTTAGAAACACCACAGCTGCTAGTCATAGTGGTGGAGATACTGTTACCAATAGTTCCGATTATGTGGGATGGGGAGAAGCTGCTAGTGGAGACTATGTAATTGATCCTGGTTTATGGAGCTTAGATAGTTTTGGTAAAAAATTAATAGCTCTAATTCATAATGGTCCTATATTTGAATGGGATTCAGATGCAACAAACGCTACTCAAAATAGAGCAACCATTATCAGTGGTGCACCAACCGCGTCCCGTGATATGATTGTATCTACTCCTGATAGACACTTAGTATGTTTTGGAACTGAAACAACTATTGGTACATCTACTACTCAAGATGATATGTTTATTAGATGGTCTAATAGAGAAGATATTAATACGTGGGCTATTACCTCAACCAATACAGCAGGTTCACAAAGACTGGCCGACGGATCACGGATCATGGGAGCTGTTAGAGGTAGAGATGCAACATATGTATGGACTGATACTGCTGCATTTACAATGAGATTTGTTGGAGTTCCGTTTGTATTTGCCTTTTCACAAGTAGGAACTAACTGTGGTTTAATTGGAATGAACGCTGCAATCGAGGTAGATGGCGCTGCATACTGGATGTCAGAAAATGGTTTTTTTAGATTTACTGGTAAACTAGAATCTATGCAATGCTTAGTTGAAGACTATGTTTATGATGATTTAAATACCACAGCCCAACAATTAATTAATTGTGGATTAAATAATTTGTTTGGAGAAATATATTGGTTCTATCCAAGTAATAGTTCAGAAGTAGTTAATAGAATGGTTAGTTATAACTATTTAGATTCAAGTCCACAGAGACAGATATGGGTTACTAGTAGTTTAAATAGAACTACTTGGTCGGATTCTGCTGTTTTTGGTAAACCTCATGGTACAAAATACACAGCAGGAAATGATGTATCTTTTGATGTTGTAGGAAATACTGAAGGTAGAACAGCATACTTTGAACATGAAACAGGAACAGATCAAGTAGAAGCAGGATCTGTTTCAGCTATTGCTGCTAGCGTTGAATCTGGAGATTATGATATAACAGTTACTAAAGAAGGAGGAGCTACACTTCAAGGAGATGGAGAGTTTTTAATGAAAATTAGAAGATTCTTACCTGACTTCATATCTCAAACAGGCAATACTCAAATTACATTAAACCTTAGAGATTATCCTAATAGCTCACAAGCAAGCTCTCCTTTAGGACCCTTTACAATTAGCTCAAGTACGACTAAAGTAGACACTCGTGCAAGAGCACGAGCAGTTTCGTTAAAGATCGCTAATACAGGAACATCACAAGACTGGAAATTAGGAACCTTTAGACTAGACATACAACCGGACGGAAGAAGATAATGCCAATAGGAAGAATGCAATTACCAAGAGAATTAAGATCCAGTGGTGGAATAATGAGTATAGGTGACCAAGGGGGTATGAAAAATTATTTAGGTAATCAACCAATGGTTACCGCTCCTAAATTTTGGAGATCAGGACCTGACTCACCCCCAACAGAATTAGCTTATATTACAGATGCTGAAAAAGATATGATTATGAAAGCGGATCTACACGGTTCGTTATCTCAAGGTCCTAATGAAGGTCCTTCTGGAATTATATCTTTAGACTCTCAAGGGGATTACACTAGAGATAGAAGTCCAGCTGGAACAGCGGGTCGAAGTAGACAAGGACAAGCTCAACACGAACAACACATGAGAGGTATTTTAACTGGTCAAAAAAATATTGGTCAAACTGTACAAACAGGACCAAAGACTAGAAAATATGCTGTTCCAGAATATGTAAATGTTAAACAACCGGATGGTACTTACAAAAATAAATACATAGGTTCGGGGTATAAATCTTATGGTCAACCAAGTTTCTTTGGAAATTTATTTAGTAGAGGAGCTCCTGGTTATAGAGGCATAAAAGGAATGCCTGCTTTCTTTGGTAAACCTAAATTTGAAACAAGAGGTACTCCTGGAGGACCTAACTTTGGCTATTATTCTGATTATGAAAAATTTGGAGAAACAAGAGATGCCATTCCATCCTTTGGTATCTTAGGTATTTTAAAAGGCCTAGCAAATAAATTTAAAAAACCTAGAGATATGTCTGAATATAATAAATTAAGCTTAACTGCCCCTGAAGATCAAAAAGTATATATTCCTGAAGGAATGGATCCTTCAATGATTATTAATAATCCTTTTAAAAATCAAGATTTTAATTATGGAATTACGAATAATCCATTAACACAAACATTAATGACAAAAAATTATTCTCCAAAGCCTAAGATTAGTAATCTAAAAGAAAGAATAAACATTTCAAATCAATTTCAAATGCCATTAGATTATTCTGCTTCTGATCTTCAAGCGCGAGCAAGAAGAGCAATGACACAACCTGGGATGCAAGTAGAGTTAGCACCCTATGAAAAAGGTATTCCCGAAGAATTACAATTTTGGGATGGAAGACCATTTACAGCAACACCATACGATCCTTATAAAGAAATGTATTCAACTTTACCAGGAAATGATTTAAGAACAGAATTAACTAAGACGCAGAAAAAAGGTTTAGATGCTAAAAAAGGTAATGTAATGAGTGGTATATTTTCAGTAGAAGATGCATATGAGTCAATTAAACCTTTTGATAATCCTAAAGATCCATCAACTTTAGAAGAAGTAAAACAATATTACGGAATAGTATAATGGCAAAGATAGTACAGGTTATAACTAGAGCTTCAGAACAATACGATGCAGCTGTAGCTCACTCTTTAGTAAGAGATTTAGATGGTGTAATAGAAAAATTAAACACCACATATCAAGAAGAAATAAAACAGGAGATAGAAGCATTTAACTTCTTTGTAAATTAATGGCAGTAGTAAACGAATTTAAATTTTATGGGGTAGATAATGACACTACAGGTAATGCTCTTACTATGTTTGGTACCAGTGGCAGCGTTCAAAATCCACAGGCTTCTGAAACCTATATAGTTAAATCTATTAAAGTAACTTCAGCGTCAACGCCTACCGTTACAGTATTAAATAACGCTATAACAGCAATAAAATCAGCTGCTTTAACAGCTAATGAAACAAGAGAATTATTAACAATGCCTATGGTTGTAGAAGGAGGAACTACTTTGACTGTTCAGTCAAGTAATACAGGTTCTTTTGATATAGCTATTAGCTATCTAAATATTAAGAAAGAGGTAGTAACATAATGAATGATAAAATAACAGTAGATGGTAAGGAAATTCCTGTAATACAGGCTACAACAAAGACCATTATAAAGCATAAGACTACGGGAGAAGTATATACCACTGAAGATGAGTGGAAAAACAAAGGAATAAGCCCTGAAGATATTAAGAGGGACGTAATAATAGAGGTACCAAAGCTTGATTTATTTGCAAAAACCAAGTAGATTAATGATTTAGGCAAAATTATGGCAATAGAAGATATAATATCAGAAGAGATTACAACACAAGATCCTAATATGCAGATCGCTCAGGGGAGCCCTGATGATTTTATGAGTGAGGATGAAATGGATCCATATCAAGATCCTGAATTTCAACAGTTATTAGATAGTATGCCTGCGGAGCAAGCTCAGGCTTTAATGCAACTAATCAAAGAATATAAAGAGATGGTAGCTAAAGGTTTTCAAGGAGAATTTGAAGACTTTGTAAAAGTTAAAATGGCTACTGCTCAAGGAGATGGTGAAGATTTTATGACTGAAGATGAAATGGACCCATATCAAGACGATGAAATAATTCAAATTCAAAAAGAAATTGTACCAACAGAAATGGCTGCTGAAGGTGGAAGAATTGATCCACCAAAAATGGGTAATCCTCCTGTGTTTGAAAAAATAGAAGACATGAGAGAATGGAGAATAGCTAATCCAGATGTTGAAGATGTAGCTGATTACAAAGGTTATTATGAAAGATTAAAAAATCCAGAAGACTATGATGAACATGGTTGGAAAAAGAAAAGAAAGAAAAAACAAGAAGGTGGAATTATGGATGTAGTAGAAGAAGATGAAGTTGTAGAAACTGGTCCAAGTAGACAACAAATGATTATGCAATATTTAAGAGATAGAGGTTTACCTATTACTCCAGAAAATATTCAAAAAGCTATTATAGAAATGATAACTGGAGGAATGCCTTATACTGAAAAAGCATCATACGATATGCCACGAATGGAACAACCATCTGTATTACCTAGAGGAATGATGGTTGATGAATCAATAACTCAAACTGAAAGAACACCTGAAGGTATAGCTACTTTAACAGAAGATGTTATGACATCACCAGATAAATCTTATATATATGATGCACCACCTTTACCATTACCAGGGGAGAAGATTTATGAAGAAACTAAATTTGCGGCAGAAGGTGGAAGAGCAGGGTTTGATAATGGTGGAACTACTGATGAAGAAGCTTTAATTCAATTGTATATGGATCAATTAGGTTTAACAAGAGCACAAGCTGAAATAAAAGCTCGTACTTCATGGGACGATCCAAGTGCTCAAAAGCAATTTGATGATTTTGATTGGGGTGGCGCTGCAGGCGGAAGAGTACCTTACGGTCTAGGAAGTTTAGTTAAAAAAATAACTAAACCTTTTAAAAAAGTAGGAAGTAAATTAGTTGACAGTGTTAAAAAAGTTGTAAAATCACCACTAGGTAAAGCAGCTTTAATGTATGTAGCAACAGCAGGTCTAGGAAATATTATGCAGCCAGGTGCAGCATCATGGGCTAGTCCATTTACTAAAGGAGCAGGTACAGGTTGGTTAAGACCGGAAACTGTATTAAGTAATTTAGGAAAAAGTTATACAGGTTTAAAAGAAAAATTTGTAACTCCAGCTTCAAAAGCAATAACTAGTGGCAGTGGCACCGGAGTTATAGAATCAGCTACTGCTGATGCATTGCCAGTAAAAAGTTTAGTAAAAAATTATGTTGAAAAACCAGAAGGTATACTAACTAAGTTAGCAACATCATTTAAAGATCATCCTATGCCATGGATACTAGGTTCTTCATTACTTGGTGGAGCTTATACTGCAGCAAAACCAGGAGAAGAAAATTTAGATAGATTAATGGCTGACAGAAATAGAGAAGTCGCTGATTGGGATAACATAATGGCTAACATTAGATCCGGTCAAATGGTAACTCCTTTTACAACAGGAAATGTTATGTTCCCTTATCCAAATTATTATCAAAATGTAGCTCAAGGCGGAAGAATAGGTAGAGCTGAAGGAGGGATCATGGACCTTGGTGGAATGGAAAAAGATTATAGAGAAACTGGTGGCTTTGTACCTATTGGTGAGTATGAAAAAAAAGATGATGTCCCAGCTAGATTAAGTTTAAATGAATTTGTAATGACAGCAGATGCTGTTAGAGGTGCTGGCAACGGAGACGTTGACAAAGGCGCCGAAGTAATGGAAAACATGATGGAAACACTAGAACAACAAGGACAAAGACATAGACAAGCACAAGACATGTTTAGTGTGTCGGAAAGATTAAGTGAGGTTGTAAACTAATGGCTGTACAAGAAACAAGAACATTACCCGCACCGTTTATAGAATCAATTGGTAAAGATTATGCTAAGGGTTTAACCGATTTAACATCTAAACCAATAGCAACACAACAATTTGCACCAACAGTAGTAGGTCAAGACCAATTACAAACAGATGCTGCATCATTAGCAGCAACAGGATTAGGTGCATATCAACCTTACCTAACAGGCCAAGGAGCATACGCAGGTACACCTACAGATATGATGGGTGCTCAAGATTATGGCGCAGCTGCGGCAGCGCTTACAGGAACAGGAGCAGGAACAGGAGCAGGATCGATTGCTTCTTACATGTCTCCTTATCAACAATCAGTTATAGATGCGACACTATCAGAATATGATATACAAGCTCAAAAAGGACAACAAGGAATTTTGGATGCTGCATCACGGATCGGCGCATTGGGTGCAGGCAGAACAGGCGTACAATTAGGTGAATATCAGGCAGCAAGCGATAGAAACCGAGCAGCGATCCAAGCTGGCTTGCTACAACAAGGATACGGTCAAGCACAAGCTGCTAGACAACAAGATTATACTAACCAATTAGGAATGGGTCAGTATCAATCAGGCCTTGCCTCATTAACACCACAATTAGTTGCAGGACAAATTGGAACAATGGGAACAGTAGGAGCTACACAACAAGCACAAGCTCAAGCAGTCAGAGATGCACAAAGAGAAGCAAATAGAATGGCAGCTTACGAGCCTTATGAAAGAATGGGTTACTATGGTACAGGAGTAACAGGATTAATGGGTGGTTATCCAGGTCAGTATCAATTCGGAGCAACACCAAACCCAACTCCTTTACAGAATGCATTAGGAATAGGTTCTGTATTAGGTGGTATCTATGGTAATGTTACTCACGGAACAAGGAATTAAACAATGAGCAGAGTATTAAAAAGACCGATGTTTAAAATGGGTGGTTCAACTAGCGGTGGTATCACTTCTGGGTTGAAGCGTACTGGTTATGACAATGGCGGCCTTACTACGGAAGAAAGATTAATGAAAGCATTAGGTCCACCAAGAAAAAATGTATATGATTTTTTAATTGACTTTGGTTTAAATATTGCATCAACGCCACCACAAGGAAATATAATTTCAACAGCAGCAGCTGCGGCAAAAGAACCTTTTGGTAGATTTACAGAAGCTAGTAGAGGTGAGGAAAATTTAAGAAGACAAGTTGGTCTTGAAGCAGCAGGTATAGATATTAGAGCTGAACAAGCTGAAGCTGCAGCAGCAGCTGAAGCACAATTAAAAAGAAATCTTTTAGATAGAAAATTAAAACATGAAACAGATTTATATGAAAAACAATTAGAAACTGAAACAGAAAATTTGTGGAAAAACAAAGCAATAGAATGGGTAACCGAACTGGAGTACCCTGATTTAGCAACTGCAGAAAGAGCAGCAAAATGGATGTATGTAGATTCAAAAGATTATTCAAATAAAAGAATAGGTGGATTAATAAATGAAAAAGTATCTTATGATTCTAATGCTCAAGCTAAATTTGCTAAAAATCAAGGTAAGAAAAATGGCGTAGGAACTGTTTATTATGATCCTTACCAAGATCGAGTATTAGAAATTGCAATGGTAGATAAAAAATATATTTTACAACCTGTAGCAGGAGATTCAACAGAAATTGTTACATCTATTACAAAAGATACAGAAACTTCAAACGAAGTAAACTTAACAAAAGAAGAAGCAGGAATAGAAGCTGCTAAAAGAGGACTTACTTTAATTGGTGACAGACCTGAAGGCGCTGGTAAAGGATGGTTATTAGCTCAAAAAAGAGAAAATCCAAAAGCTGTAACTATAATAGATCTTATAGAAATTATAAAAAATGAACAGTTTAAAGAACGTTATAAGAATATAAAAAATAAATCAAAAAGAAGGTAGGATAAAAAATGGCTGAAGATAACAGATCATTAAATTCTGCTGAACAAAATAACGAAACAAGTTGGTACAAAGCTTTTGGTGCAGGATTACTATCTGGTGCCATAAAAATACCAGAAGGTATAGTATCTCTTGGAGCAGAACTTATTGACCTTGGAGCAGACTCAGACACAGCAGCATCTGTAGAAGAGTTTTTTGACAAAATAAATATATTTGAAGAGACTGCAGAAGAAAGAACTATTGGTAAACTAACAGAAGCCATTACACAAATAGCCGTACCAGGAGCTATAGGATTTAAAGCAGCTAATGCACTAGCAAGAAAATTAACAACTAAAGCTTTAAAAGCAAAAAGAAGAAATGCTTATTTAGAATTTGGTAAAAAAGGAAAAACTCCAGACAAAGCTAATCTTAGATCTGCTCTTCAAAAAATAAATGATTTAAATAAAAAAGCTAAATACCCAAGATTTGCTATGGCAGTTACCGGAGGAGCAGCCGGAGAAACTTTAGTGGTTGATACTGAAGAAATAGGAACTTTTGGGGACATGTTTGAAGGACCTACTATGTTAAATAGAGATGAAAGTTTAAGTGGTAGTGAAGATGCTTTAAGAAAATTAATGAATAGGTTTAAGTTTGGTACTGAATCTTTATTAGTAACTCCTTTTGCATTTGGTGTAGGAGCCACAGCTAAATCATTAGCTAAACGTGGTAAAGATTTAGCCTACAGTAATTCACAATTTGAAAGATTTATAGATAAATATATAAGAGCACCTTTTAGTCCAAGAGGCAATTTGCCTGATGAAGTTTTTAAATCTGAAATGTTAAAACAAGGTTTAAAAACAAGAGACTCTTATAGAGCAAAACAAATTATAAATAATATTACTAAAGTAATTGATGGTATTTTTCCAACAACTCAAGAAATGGCTGATAAAACAGTTAAAGCAAACAAAATGGCTTTTATGAAAAAAATTAATGAGGCTTTATTAGAGGGAGATTTATCTAAAGGATTAGATCCTAAAAAATTAAAAACTATTTTAGATGATTTAAATATAAAAAACGTAGATCAAGAAGCACAAGACTTATTAATGGATGCTTTAGGTGCTGGTAGAAATGAACTTAATAAACTATTAGATCTTTTAAAAAAAACTTCAGGAGGAGCAGGAGAAAAAGCTCAAGCTGAATTAAAAGAATTATTTAAAAAAAGACTAGAAGGATATGTGGGAAATAGTTTTAAAATATTTGAAACTAAAAGTAATATATTTAATTTTTTTAGAAAGTATCAACCTACAGACGAAGCGTATAAGTCAGCTATTAAAGTTTTTATGGGAGGGGCTCAAAGAACTGAACAAGAAGCAAGATCCATTGTAGATCAAATTTTATTACAAGCTCAGAAAATGAAAAAACCTAAACCGTTACCTGATTTTAAATACACAGCAAAATCTGCTGAAACAGGAAAGTTAACAACATTTGACATTGGTTTAGGAAAAGAAGCTGCAGGAACTGCTGCAGAAAAAGCTGCATTAAGAGAATTATTTGGAGAAGTAGTAGATCCTCGGTTTACTTTATTTAATGGAATAACTAATCTTTCTGCTTTAGCTAGAACATCTGCTTATTTAGCTGAAGTAGATGCTAAAAATACTTTAATTCAATCAAGGGGAGGTAGAGGATTTTTTTGGGACAGTGCAGAAGAAGCAGCTGAAAAACTTCAATCTAGAACTACGGGAATAGAAGTAGTACCTATGCGAGAAGTGTTAGGAGAAATAGATGCTACTAAAAATCTTGTTAATCCTTTATCAGGAAAATATACTACTAGAGAAATAGCAGAAGGTATTAAATCTGCTAATGATGTAATGGGATCTCTTCAAGGGTTTGTAAGAGGTACTAAAGAAATGGGAGGTGCTGAAAAAGCATTAAGTTTTTTCTATAGAAATTTACTTTTATTTCCAAAAGGTATTTCGCAGTTAGCTAAAACAGTTCTTTCTATTCCAACACACGTGAGAAACTTTTTAAGTGCCGGAGCTTTTGCAGGAGCTAATGGAATATTATTTGAAGGTTTAACTAATCCAAAATTATTAAAAGATGCTTTTCAACAAGGGATTGATGTATCGGGTTTATTAAAAGCAGGACCTAATTCTAAATTAGCTCAACAACAATATCAAGACATGTTGGAGTTAGGAGTAACTAACTCTCAAGTTCAAATGGGAGATTTAATTTCACTATTAAAAGATACTAATGCAGGAGGAATGATAAACAACGTAGATAGTGTACTAGGACGTATGTTTAATAAATTTAAAAAAGCAGGTGAATTCTTACAAGGTAAATATGTAGCGGAAGATGACACTTGGAAAATAACTAACTACGTAGTTGAATTAGATAGAATAATAAAAGCTAGCGCTAAAAGAGCGGGTCAATCTGTAGATGATTTTAAAAAAAGATTAGTACAAAAAAAATTACCTGATGGAACTTATCAAAGAAATGAAGAACTATGGAAACTAAAACAACAAGCGGGAGAAATTGTTAAGAATACTGTTCCCAACTATGCTTATGTGGGAGAATTTGTTAAATTATCTAGACTAGCACCCTTTGGTAATTTTATGTCGTTTCCTTCTGAAATGATTAGAACAACTACTAATATTGCGCAACAAGGTCTTAAGGAAATGAGACATTCTAGAAAAACAATAGGAAGTAATATTTCACCTGTAGTTTATGACGTTGAGTTGGGTGCATTTGTTAAAAATGATGCTCTTACAAATGGAACATGGGGAACTGGGTTTAAAAGAATATCTGGTATGGCTACAACTTTAACAGGAGTACCTATAGCAGTTACGGAAGGAGCAAAAGCTCTTTATGATGTTACTGAAGAAGAGATTGATGCAATGAGAAGATTTGTTCCTGAGTGGTCTAAAAATTCAACAATCGTTCCTATAAGAGATGATGATGGAGAATTAAGATATATAGATTTTAGTCACAGTAATGCTTATGACTTAATAGCTAGACCGTTTAGAACATTAATGAATAATATACAAGAAGGTCAACAAGATGGAGATACATTACTAGAAGGATTTGTAGACGGAGCTCAAGAAGCCACTGTTCAAATAGTAGATCCCTTTATATCTGAATCTATTTGGACTGAAGCTATGACTGATTTAACTATAAGAGGAGGAAGAACAGCAGAAGGAAGACAATTATACACAGATCAAACTTCAGCGGGTGATAAATTAGCTATTAGAACAATGCATTTAACTAAAGCTCTTGCTCCTAATATTAAACCTTTCATAAGAGTGGGTCAATCATTCTTACAAACTCCTACAAAAACAGGAGAAGTATTAGACATGGGTCCTGAACTAGCAGGTCTAATGGGTATGAGAGCAATTAGAATAGATCCTTTAAGATCTATGGGATATAAAATTGCTGGCTATCAAACTGGAATAAGAAATGCAAGAAGAGAATTTACTGGTGGTGTTTTTGGATTATTAAAAGGTGGACCTGTAAGTGAAGCAGATATTATAGAAAGATATATTGCTTCTAATAAAGCTAGATTTGAAGTTCAAAAAGATATGTATAAAAATATACAAGCAGCAGAAGTGTTAGGAGAAACTCCTAATGATGTAAGAAGAACGTTTACTGAAAGACAAATTAGTTCAAAAAGTTTTAATAAATTAAATCGAGGAAGATTTGATCCTTACTTTCCTTCAAAAGATATCTTAAGAAAATTTAGAGAAATAGCCGCAGGTATTGATGAACCAGATCCTTTTAGAGCAGTAGCACCTGAAGTAAGAGAATTAGAACGTTTATTTAAAAACTTAGAGTTCAATCAAAGATTTTCAGGGTTTGCATCGGGAGGAATAGTTGGTGGAAAACAAGCAATGAATGGTATAAATAGTGTTCTTCCAGTATTAGCGCAGATTAGAAATCAACTGTCTCAATTAAGTCTAGATGATGATTTTAATATAGATGTATCTGAAACAGTGGTAGAAGAGCAAGTAAATACACCTCAAATGCCTCCTTTAAATACACCTAATATAAATCCTGCTAATTTAATGCCTAATGATGCAGCTATTAACCCAATGACAGGGTTGACACGAACAGAGACAGCGTTACTATCTCCGAGTGAAAAGTTATATTATCAAAAGCAACGAGGGGTTGTATAATGGCTAAGAATGCTCTACAAAAAATAGAGGAACATGAAAAGCTATGTAGAATTATGCAAAAGCAGACTCATGATAAAATACATAAGCTAGAACAGCAAATAAACCGTATAGAAAGCATCTTATTAGTGTCTACGGGAGCGTTGATCACTGGTATGGGATATGTTATATTCACGCTAATATTACAATAAAAATCATGCAATTATCAAAACATTTTAAACTAGAAGAATTTACTAAATCAATGACCGCAACGCGGAAAGGCATTGATAACTCTCCAGGATCTGGAGATATTAAAAACTTGGAGAATGTATGTTATGAAATTTTGGAACCGGTTCGTGCGCACTTTGATAAACCCATTACTATTACCTCTGGCTACAGATCGGAAGCACTTTGCGAAGCGATCGGCAGCAAAAAAACGAGCCAACATGCTAAGGGCCAGGCGGTTGACTTCGAAATAGCAGGTGTGCCAAATATTCAAACAGCTTACTGGCTTCAAAACAACTGTGATTTTGATCAATTAATCCTCGAGTTCTACAAAAAAGACGATCCGGCAGCGGGCTGGGTCCACGTCTCATACAATGAAGCGGGTGCTAATAGAAAACAAGTACTCACGTATGACGGGAAAAGCTATGAAAATGGCCTTCCAGATATGAAATGGTCTGGTGGTAAAGTCGTAGGCTAACCCTTGAAATTTATCTAAAAATAGTATATAATATAATTATTGAGTGCTTAGGAAGGCTCAATTTATTAACTGTCTAAACAAGGAGGTTACTATGACAAATCTAATAAACTTAAACAATTTCCTAAATCATGCAATCGGCTTTGAAGATGTCTTCAATAGACTGTCTTCTCTTCACACCTATAATACAGGTTTTCCTTATTATAATATAAAAAAGAAGGGATCAGATAAGTATAGTCTTGAGATGACATTAGCAGGCTATAAGAAATCAGATATAGACGTGGAAATATCTGAGGGAATAATAACTATTACTGGCAAAGCTGGTAAGGAAGAGAAGGAGGACTATGTCTATAAAGGAATGGCTCAGAGAGCTTTTACGCGTAAGCTACAATTGGCTGACTATGTGGAAGCGAAAGGTGCTACCTTGGAAGACGGGATTCTTAAAATCAAATTGGAATACTGTCCACCAGACCATAAAAAACCTAAGAAAATAGAAATTAAATAGCTATTTTCGAAAAATCTGCGCGCCACGCGCATATATCCTATTTTTTATGGGATTAAATCCAATCTCTAAGTTCTTCGCCCATAACTTCTGAGGCGATGTTAACTTTTTTGCGGAGGGCTTTGACAATTTTATTGTCAACTGTATCCTCCGCAATGATATCAACATAGGTAACTGGTTTTGTTTGTCCAATTCTGTGTGCTCTATCTTCGGACTGAAGTCTTTTTTCTAGGTCATAACCATTAGAATAGTATATAACAGTATGTGCTTGAGTTAGGGTTATTCCATAGCCCCCGGTTTGTGGAGTCCCTACTAGAAATCTTGTTCCATTCTTTCCTTGAAATTTTTTAATATTAGGTTGTCTTTTATCTTGTGGTGTTTTTCCATAATAATCAACCACGGAACCCGGACCATATACTTTTTTAATTTCCTCTATTATGGCTTTAATATCATATTGATAATGAGCCCATATAATGGCTTTTCCTTCAACTTCTTCTAATACGTCCATTAATTCAGTTATTCTATTATTTTTAATTTTTTGAGTAGATCCATCATCTGCGACAAAATGTCCACAAGTAATTTGCTGTAATCTCATTAATTGAGTTAATACATTAGCTGTTGAAACTACTTTACCATTCATCATGGCTAATGCTTCTTTTTTCATTTGCTCATATACTTTTTTCTGTTCTTTAGTTAATTCAATAGTTCTTTTCATAAAGATTTTTTCAGGTAAATCTAAGCAATCTTCTTTTAACACTCTATATGAGAAAGTTTTAACACTATCTGATAATTCTCCTAAATTTTTAAAACCTGCAACTAATTGAATAGTTCTCCCTGCTACATTAACTTGTTTCATTTCTGCATATCTATTTCTAAACGAATAATACGAAGCAAAATTTAATAACCACGGACTTAAAAATTCACACTGACTATATAAATCTAAAGGATTTTTAGTAACAGGAGATCCTGTTAAAATTCTTCTGTATTTAGCTAATTTTGACAAAGCTATTATATTCTTAGTTCTTTTCGCTTTAGGGTTTTTAATAGTAGTAGACTCATCTATAGCCATTAATGTCTTATGACAATTTAAAAATTTTGTAGCAAATCTAGTACCTTTTTCACTACTCAAAGCTTCTACATTCATTATTAAAATATGTAAATCTTCCCCTGTCTCAAATAAGGTGTCTAATTTGTCTTGTTGTTTTTGATTAATGGTTGATTGCCATAATACTGATTTATGGCTTACATGATCAGCTAAATGTGCAGGTATCTCTTGATTGTACCAAGTTCCTATAACACCTTTTGGTGCTACTATTAAGGCTCCATTAATTTTACCTTTGTCATAAAGAACGGATAAATTATCTATTAGAACTTTAGTTTTTCCAGTTCCCATTTCCATAAAATATGCAAATGTTTCTTTGTTCCAAGACTTTTCCAATGCATCAAGCTGATGCTTATAAGGTGGTGTTTTAAATTTGTAATCCATAATTTATTATAACTTTCTTGACAACTATTATAGCACATGATATAATAGTTGTCAATATGGAGAAAGAAAAAAGTTTAGATTACGGAGAAGTGCGTTCTATTAATAAAGAACCTACAGTATACGTTATTCAAGAAATAGCAGGAACTAAAATAGGAAAACCTAAAATAAATATAGTAGGTGCTACTCGTTATGGTAAAATAAAATTTTTACTTGAAGAAAATTCACAAATTATATTTTCACCAGGTCCTATTTATATAAAACTAAGAAGATTATTAAAAGATTTTAAACCGCATGATTATTTATTATTAACAGGAGATCCAGCTATCATACTATTAACAGGTATTATTGTCGCAGAGATTACTAATGGAAAATTTAATTTATTAAAGTGGGATAAACAAGAAGCAAAATATTATCCAATCGAATTTGATTTACACTCGACATAATATTGCCACAATTATATAATATAATATGAAAAGAATGTATAAATTTAAAGATCGTCATTACTATAAAACTAGAAAACGTTTAGAACACGCAGAAAAGTGGGTTCAAGGTTTTTTAGCAACAGAAAGACAAATAGCAATAAGTAACAGAGTGACGCAGGCAATGGCTGCCGAAGCACCTATTACTTTTAAGTTAGCACAATTAGTAATGCTACCTACTATTATTTTGTCTTATTTAAAAAAGTATTTAGTATGGCGATCATTTAAAAAATGTAAGAAAGAAATACAATTACTAAGGAAGGAGTTAGAACAGTATGAATAATCTTACCGAACAAATGGAACAAGATCAAACAGAAGTTATTAAAAATACTTCTAATATTAAAACTCTGTCTGATGAGGTTCTAAAGTTAAGAGCAATGGAAGATCAATTAAAGATCATGGAAGAGGCTCTTAAAAACAAAAAGAAGGAGATTGACAGAATATCTGGAGAAGTTATTCCAACCATGCTATCTGAAATGGGTTTATCTCAATTAAAGTTAGCGGATGGCTCTGCAGTAGATGTCAAACCTTTTTACAGTGCGAGTATCTCTGCTCAAAACAAAGAGAAAGCATATGAATGGCTTCGTAACAATGGACTAGGAGATATCATTAAAAACGAGATCTCGGTGTCTTTTGGTCGTAACGAGGATAACAAGGCAGCAAACTATGCTGAACTTGCAAAGAGTAATGGGTTTCAACCGACACAAAAGTTGAAGGTAGAGCCCATGACTCTGAAAGCGTTAGTCCGTGAGCGTATTGAGGCAGGAAAAGAAATGCCAACGGAAATTTTCAATGTATTCATTGGAAATAAAACAACAA